ATGACTCACTCAATAAACTAATCAACGCTTTTTTACTTGTAACAGTTTCCATTATTTTATCAGGAGTACTGTAAACAATATTGTCAATATCTTTGTAGTTGTTTTCACATACAACATCTTTTACCCAATACTCGATTTTTTGAGTATTTAATTTCGGGGAAATTTTTTCAATTTGTCTTAAAGACTCGTTGATATAGGCTTCAGCAAGTTCTTTATCTAAACCTTTGTTTTTAGACAATTCTGTATAAATGAAAAACATTGTGCTGGCATTTTTATTTTCCAACACCAACTTGTTAAAGTTTTTCAACTCAAGTTTAACTGTTTCATTTACATAAGAGTTAATCAATAACTCTTCTATTTTGCTCATTAATTGTCCAAATTTCATAATAGGTTTTATTAATAAATATATCAATCTATTAGTTTTCTAAGAGATTCTTCAATAACTCCCAAAGAACGACTTCCTTTTTCTAAATCAATATCGTCTACACCGTAAACATTATCTCTTTCTAAGATTAGATTCATGTCTTTTTTAACTGACTCAGGTGTTACTCCAGCAGGTGCTGGTGGTGTTTCACCTGCCGCTGGTATTGCCTCAGCCGGTGGTTCTGAACCTCCAAATGCCGGTGGTTCACTTCCAAAGTCACCAAATCCTGATTCAGTTGATGTCTCAGTTTCAGTTGTCCCTGTTGTTGTCTTATTACCGTACAATCTATCAACATTATCAAAGATACCTGTTTTGGTAATAACATTACCAGTATTTTGAATTTCAATTGATACTGCTTTCTCCAATCTTTGTTGTTGTAAATCCAACTTAATTTCTTCATCAGAAAATCCAAGAATGTGTTTCTTAGCCCAAGTTTGTGATGTTGGTGCAATACCTTCAATTGGAGCAACGGCATCTTTATATAACAACATTTTTTCTTTCCATACGTCAATGGTAAGAAGGTCAGCTTGTTTAGATGGGTTAGTTAAACTCAATTGGAATGAACCCAACTCATCTTCAAATCCTAATAAGAATAAGTGAATGATGGCAATCTTATTAAGTTCAGCAACCATAGATTTTTGAATTCTATTAATTGTACGAGCAAAACGAATATCTTGTAATGATAAGTTTCTACCATCACCAACAACTTCTTCAAATCCTAAAAATGCTTTTGGAATTCTAAGTGCTGTTAAAAGTTTCTTTTGAATGTATTCAATATCGGCAATCTCCGATAAGTTCTGTGCTCCTGGCAAAGTTTCAATTGGGTTTGGTGCTGATGGGTCACGAACAGGAATAAAGAAATCTTGGTCAACCGCCATTTGATTAAATCTCATATCCACGTTTCCTGTTTGTGGGTCAGTTATTTGGTCTTTTTTAAACTGTTGAGCAAATCTTTGAACATATGGTTGAATATCCGCATCGTCCATGTTACCCACAAACACTTTAAACACACGTCTTTCAGGTGCTCTTGATGTTCTGTAAACCAACATAGCGTCTTCAGCCAATACCAACTGTTTCCAAGTACGTCTTGCCTTTTCTAACATTGATGTACCATAAGGAAGTTTTCTATCATCACCCAATAATCTGAAGTGAGCAATCTCCCAACTGTTAAATTCAAGTTGTTTGTTTTTCCAAGTAAATGTTAAACTTTTTACACCAGCATTTGAAGCCATTGCTCCACCATATCCTGATGTTGCTCTTCCTTTCATACCAACCTCAATACGTTCAACCTCAATATTTGGTAATTGTAAACAACCAACCACACCTTTTTCAGGGTCCAATTTTAAAAATACAAAGTTGTCACCATATTTGGATGTGTTACGAGTCCACATTGGTAAGTTTGTGTTAATATCCAATGCGTTGTTAAACAAGTCACCCAAGACCGCTTTAATCCTTGGCGAATCACAATAGATTTGTAACATGTATCCATTTTCATCTACCGTTGTAGATTCTTCAGCGTATGTGTCAAGAGCCGCAGAAATCTCAGGAGTATACTCCATTGATTCGTAATCATAGTATGATGCCAAACGAGTTGGTTCATAATACACTGCCTGACTATAAAGATTATTTTCAATCTTAGCCCATTGGCTTGCAATATAAAAAGTTTGTTGAGCTTGGAGTTTTTGTTTATCGTACTCGGCTTTATCTTGAGTTCTTAATAATTCTTTTTTATCAAACTTATATGTTGGTATATCTTGACCTAACAAAGAATTAGGTCCTAACTCTTGGGACAACCTTTGCCATATTGTCAAGTTTTTTTGTTCCATATTGAAAATCTAAATTATATTATTTTTTTATCAACGCTTCATACCGCCGAATAACCATAAATACTGTTCATAATCCTTTTGTGATGGTTGATTTCTATATACCGGATTATCCTTGAAGTTCATATTTGGCATCGATGGATTAAAATGTTGTTCTTTTGGTGGTTCGTGAGAATGAACAGTCCATGATTCCAACATTGTTTTGGCTTGTTGTGTAACTTTAGTAAGTTGTGAAAAAGATGAATCAGAAACATAAATTGACATCGCCAAAGACATAATTAAATCATCATGTTGTCCCTTCATGTGGTCTGGTCGTCCATTGATATAAACAAACGTATTCATTTCATTCAATAATCTTGATGAATGAACTTTTAATCCGTGTCTTAAACTTTCTTCAAGTGCTGCAATAATTTGAACCCTTTTGTTGTTAAAATTAATGCCAGGTATTTTTTCAGCCGCTTTTGGGTCATACTTCCATTTGTTTCCAAAATCAACACCATCAACATACAAATCTTTGTATCCAAGTTCTTGTAGTTTTCTTGCCGTTGCAACACCCATACCACCCGTGATATCAATTACGATAAAACAGTTGTACATATTACCCCATTTGTAAGCAATCTCCGCCAGTACATCAGGAGGGAGTTTTCCAACGTATTCAGCAACCTGTTCCTTATCATCAAAGTCATAAATTTGGAATGTCGAGTAATCTTCAGAATCCCCACGAGAAACGTCCACACCCATAATATATCTGTGACCCATCTCAGGTTCTTTCCATATCCAAAGTCCACCACCCATCATTTTATTGATAGGTTCTTTAATCATATTGTCGGTTATGTTCTTAATCAAATTTGCATCAAATACGTTATCACCTGAACCCAAGAAGTTACATTCCAATTCCTGAGAAACTTTACGTTTATCGTACTTAAGTTTTTTAACCAGCGCCTCAAACCAAGATGAACATGGTTTATAACCCAATTCAAAATAAGCCTTTAACTCATCATAGTTTCTTTCATACGGGTCACGTCCTGAAAAATCAATTATTCTATCGGCAGTATATTCTTCTCTGTTTAATAAGAAATGAATAATCTCATCCGTCTTAACCAAATATAAATCTTTAGTATAACGTGGGTCACGATACCAAAACATTTCTGTAATTTTGAAATCGTTCATTCCACGATTGGCTTGTTCGTAGATTTCATAGTAAATTGGGTCGTATCCGTTTGGTGTTGATACAACAACAACTTTACCACCCGTAGACAACGAAGCCATACAGGCAGCCCAGAAATCACCATCGGCTTCAATATACGCAGCTTCGTCAAATATCAACATAGTTGGGGTATAACCACGAAGTGCATCCTTTGATGTTGCAACCGCTTTAACCTCACAACCATTACTTAACTTAAAGTGTCTTGCAGCGTTTTTGTCAGGTGAAAATCCAACACCTACCCAAGCAGGCCATTGTTCAGTAAAACCACGAATCTTGTTCGCCATTTCCACCGCAGTGTCCAATTTGTTTGCAATAATCAAAACCTTTTCAGGTCTTTGTTTTGAAGCAAATACAAGTCGTTTACTTGCCCAAGCAGCGGTTACCGTAGACACACCTGCCTGACGATATTTTAATGCAATGTTTTCGTTGAAATTTTCATAATCCTCCACCAAGTTTACTTGGTCAGGAAATAACTCTAAAGGGACGTATCTTGACTGAGTGTTATCATAAGTCTGAAGATACGTCTTAAGAGCGTATGGTGTGTTTTTAATACACCTTGTATATTCTAATAGTAATTGTTCTTTGGTAAAACCCATATAAGGTTAGTATTAGGACCTGTCGATACCTAAACTACCTAAGAAATCATCTAAATCACTTAAATCATCTGGTCCGTCTTCACCATCATCGTCAGTATCATAGTCTGATGAATCTTCATCATCATCACTGTGAACCTCATTAAGATGATTTACAATTTCTGTAACCATTTTGTCTAAGATAGATGTTGCTTTTGCATCACCTCTTAAAATCATTTTTGCTAAATTGAAAAATTCGTCAGAAGATAATGCTGAAAATCTTGCAAATAGGTAGCTTTGTATGAATTTTTTATCTTCATCAAATAAACGTTCAGGATATGCTGTTAAGAACTTTTCCCATATTACTGGACCAAGTCTTAAATCCCATACTTCATTTGCTAAAGTGTCTGTAGATGCCATAACCATTTCGGCTTGTTTTGGGTCATCAGGAAGTCCTTGAGTACCCAATACCTCCATAGTTCCTTTGATTAACTCATGAATCAAAATCGGGAAAAATAAACCACGAGCTCTTACTGTTGGGGGGTCAGTTTCAATATCAACTTCTTCTTTACCTCCAACACCACTTTGACTCATCATCATGTCCATCATCTCATCCGGTAATACCCAATACATTAAATCATTAACTGACATAACAATACCATACAAATTTAACAATCTTGGGTCAATTCTATCTAGCTCATCTCTTACTAATTCAAACATATAATGTCCTTTTTTAGATGAACCTTGAATTAAGGCATTAATAAATCTTCTTTTTGCCTTTTCAATATCAAATCTTTCAAATGCGGTAATAAAATCTTCAACATCTTCTTCTTGTTGTTGAAAGTTTTGTTCAACTTCTTCCTCATCGGGCTCTTCACCTTCTTTAGAAAAACCTGACATATCAATTTGACCCATGCCTACAAGTTTGGCGTCATATTGTAATTGGTCGGGTCTAACACCCATTTCTTTTCTAACTAAATCAACCGCCAAATTTTCCAAATACTCTTTATTATTAGCCTGAATTTGAAATAATGTTTGAACGGACCTCATCATAGCCGTTTGGAGTTGCATTAACGCATTTTGTCCTGAAATATTTTGTTGACCAGTATATCTTTTTACTTTATCAACAACATCTTTAAATCTCTTAGACGCTATAAGTTGTTCAAATGTTTGTGGAACTTGACCTGATTGAATGTTTGGAAATGCAGGATTGTTTGATAAAGGAGTTTCACCTCTATTTATCTTTCCTTCAACATCAGGTGACATTCTTTCGGGTCTATCACCATAATCAATTGGAGGTGCTTCGTTTATTCTTTTTTTATTAGCCATTATTGGTCTTTGAAATTAATTTTTAATTGGTCAAAAGTTAAATAATCAGGTATTTCAACTGTACCCATTTTTTTAGCCGGTTGGTCTAAAGCTTTTGGTTTTGGTTGGTGTTTTGGATTTTTAAAAGGGTCAGACGTACCAGGTTTTGTTTTAGTCCCTGGTTTAATTTTTGGAGGTGCGGTTTTAGTACCTTGTTCTTTTACTTCAGCCTTTGGCTTTGGTTGATGTTTTGGGTTCTTAAATGGGTCTAACTTACCGGGTTTTTCTTTAGTACCAGGTTTGATTTTTGGAGGAGCCGTTTTTGTACCTTGTTCTTTCACAGTAGAAGTATAAGATTTTTTTGTGGGTTTGTCCAATTTTTCACCAACAAAACCAATCGACATATTTGACATCGGTCTACGAATGATACCTTGTTCAGATAATGTATTTAGTAAATCTTTTTTTGTCATTCTTGGAGAAATATGTTTTTCAATCATTTTTTCCAAGGCCATTTCAACAATAACTTGATGTGGGTTCTTTCCTTCTCTAACATTTCTTTTAACATCTTTAACACATCTTTCAAACTTATCTTTGTCATCTCTACCAACAGATGATGTACAAATAGCCCAAGGATTGTATTTAGATTTTTTCTTTTTTCCTTCACCAATTTCAGTCTCCATCATACCCATACCATCAGCGTCATCACTATCCATTTCTTTATCAACAGTTGGGTTATCACCATAACTACTAGGACCTACTTGTCTTTTGTCTTGAGTCGAACTTAATTCAAAAGGGTCTTTTTCTACCGTATCATCTTCATCAATTTCTTTTTCGTAAACTTGAAATGGTTTCTTTTCAGACTTTAATTTATTAATCATAGTAGTGTCTGATTTAGAAACATTTACCTGTTCAGAAATCATTCTGTTATGTAATTGGTTAATTTGTCCTTCTGACAAATTTTTTAATAATTCTTTGGATAATCCAACCTTTACTAATTGTTGTATTTTATTTTTCATAAACGACTTCTTTATCAAAATCTAAGATGAGGTCTCTTTCGTACAGTTTATCTTTTACTTTTTCGAGGGTATCTCCGAAACGAAAAACAAGTCTTGTATTGTCTTCACAACTTTCGTCTTTTTCCCAGGCTAACGCGATGATATCTTCCATCGCGTCCGTGACTCCCATAAAGTCACAATTTTGTATAAGTTCAAGTTGGATAGTTGTTCTACTTAACTGTCCAACCTCTTTTATATATTTTAGTTCAGGTGGTTCAGGATAACCATTAGCCGGTCTTGCATCCCAATTTTCTCCCCAAACATCAAGTTCACCACTAAAGATAAATTCATACATGTTATCTCCTCTATAATTTGGACCAAGTCCATTAATATAGATTAGATGACTCATAGAACTTCTCCTTTTGGAGTTACTCTGATTTGTTCACCGTTGTGTTCAAACACCAAGTTACTCTTGTTTGTTTTACCAACTAGTTTATAGTTTGAATTTTCTCTTACAATAAATTCAGCAGCCAATTCTTGTTCGATAGTTTCTGAAAGTCTTTTAATTGAGCTAACAGCAACTTTCTTACTTTCATTTAATTTTTGTTTCTTTTCTTTCTTTTCAGATTCAGAAATGTTAAAATATGATGTCAAAACTTTGTCAATTTTTGACTCAGCAAAAATTTCGTCCATCATTTTAGCAACATGAGAATTTACTTTGTCTTCTTCAGACATTTCATCTCTTTGTTTGTCGATATTAGAATAAACACCAATAACATCACCTTCTTCCATTTCACCATCCATTGGTTCTTCAACATCCATTTCCATGTCCATATCTAACTCATCGTCATCACCACCCATAGAACCCATATCCATATCTGAATCGTAACCAGATTCTTGGTCTTCTTCAAATTTAGCCATGATATCTTCTTGGTCTTCTTCGTCAAGTTTGCTTAAATCCAATGCTGACAATAATGAATTAATAACATACTTTACATCTTCTGAAGTCATACCAACAGAATCATTCATCATTCTGATTTTTTGACCCAATTTACCTGTCAATTTTTGAATGGTTTTAAAAGTAACCTCTTCTTGGTCATCCATTGGTTCTTCTTCAGCACTCATATCAACATCCATATCACCTTCAGGTGTATCCATATCCATATCCAAATCCATTTCTTCACCTTCAGGTGCATCCAACTCAGCATCATCCATTGCGTCTGTCTCAGGAGCCGCTGGTGGCATTGGTAATTCAGGTGCCGCCGCAGGTTCTGGCATAGCTGGTTTAGGAGTTTTTAATGTGAATTTTTTTTGTTCACCTAAATTGTACATAGAAACTTCTTCTTCATTTTCCGTAAGTCTATTTACCTCACCGGCAATTAAGTTAAGTCTCTTAAGAGCCGCACTGTATGAACCATAATGTTTTCTATTTTTCATTGGTTCAATGTACTCTAAAGATTCGTCAACTCTTTTCTTTATTACGTAACCTGATTTTTCTTTCACGATTTCGTAGTGATTTCCGTCAGCCAATACTCTTTCAAACTCAACTCTTGAAGTTTCGTTTAAGTTTGATGGTATATTTTCCTTGTATCTTGCGATTTCAAGAATCCTGTTTATCTTTTCTAATCCTTGAAGTTTTTCACTTCCTATTGGTTTTAAGTCAGCCATTTTTATATTATTTGTTTGTTGTTATGAGTTTAGTCCGTTAAATCCACCTAAAGCTACCGAATTTTCCTGAATAACCGCTCTTCCTTGTGCGTTTGAATATACAGCGTGTGGAACAGCTTCAATTGTAGGTGTCTCACCTGGACACCATCTACATTCAAAATACTCAGTACCAGCCGATAATGCAAACATACTCGGTGTAGGTGTAGGTGTTGTTGTAGGTGTTGGTGTGTTAGTTGGTGTTTTAGTTGGTGTTAAAGTATTAGTTGCTGTAACACTTGGTGTGTTAGTATTTGTTGGTGTTACAGTTGGTGTTTGAGTTTTAGTTGTCGTAACACTTGGTGTGTTAGTATTTGTAGGTGTTACAGTTGGTGTTTGAGTTTTAGTAGCAGTAACACTCGGAGTAACACTTGGTGTTTGTGTTCTTGTAACACTTGGTGTGTTAGTTGGTGTAACACTCGGTGTTTGAGTTTTAGTAACACTTGGTGTTGGAGTATTAGATGCCGTAACACTTGGAGTTACCGTTGGTGTTTTTGTTTGAGTAACACTTGGAGTAACAGTTTTTGTTGGTGTTACTGTTGGAGTTACTGTTGGTGTTTGAGTTCTTGTTACACTTGGTGTTGGTGTTGGTGTTTTTGTTTGAGTAACTGTTGGTGTAGGTGTTGGTGTTGGTACCGCTTGACAAGTAGCACAATCACCATAATCAACAGACAATGTAGCAACTTTATCAACACCAGTCGCTGGCTCAGCATTATCAATAATATCATAACAACCCGCGGCGGTTGCACCGGTAAATGTTAAATAATAATTACCGTTAACTGCAGGTAAATTTGAACTATCAAAATCAACAAATATTGAGGGACCTCCAGTACAAGCTCCTATTTCATATGTTACTAATGCCATCTTTTTTCTATATAAATATACGAATAATGTTAAATTTCAAGTTATTCGTCAACCTTGTTTTCTACGGATAGTTCTTTATCCATAAGTTTATCTCTAAAATTAAATATTTTATCTATATATCCGTTTCTTCTTAAGAATTTAAATGTCAAGTTTTCATAAGAAAACTCACCACCTTTTTCTAATCCTGCGGTTCTATAGTTCTTTAATTTTTCTTTAAATGAATCAATTCTTTTTACTGCGGTCTCATAATCATCATTCTTTGCATCCTCAATAATACTATCTATTTTATCCATCATCATTTTTGCCTTGCCGGTCAAAACTGATTTATCAATATCAACACTCTCTTTTTCAGGTTTTTGAATCCATTCATCAAACAACACCGAATAAACACCAGTTGAAAAATGAGATTCAGATACGTTTTGAGCATATAACTCAACCTCAAAACCTTTAACGGTTATATTATGTGTGGTGTTAAATAAAGTTTTTTTGAGTTGGAATAATTCTTTGTATACTTCAACATCTTCCTCATCAAATTGAGAAAAGTCCACAAATAAATGTAAATCGATGTCCGAGTACTTTGACCAGTTATAATTTGCCAATGAACCTGTAAAGGTTACATCGTCAATAAACAAATTTTCTCCAAGATATTCCATAAATTCACCAGCAATCATAAGTAAAGCACGTCTAACTTGTGGTTTTAATTTTGGACTATCAGTAACAACATTATCCCATATTTCAGGGTTTAATGTTTCTTGAGTTCCAAAAGAGGATAGTATCTGCGAGTATTTATTCATTTAATATAAATACTTCGTTTCTGATTAAGGGATTTTTTTGTATTTATATACCTTAGAAATTTTTGTATTAAAGTATTTTCCTTGTGATTCAGATAACCTGAATTCGGCATATACCTCGTGTGGAACCTTTTCGTATTCGTATTGTGCTCCGTTTTTAAACTCAGCAATTAATGAATTATCCGCAGTGTCGTAAGTTGTTTTTACTAAATTGGTAGAATCAATCTCATTGATGATTTTAGTACCTTCAATTGTTTGTCTTTTAACTCCCATAATATTATTATAAATAGAAAACCCCCACTGTAAAGTGAGGGTTGGTAAGTTAGGGTCTCATTTTTCGTAATTGGTCTCGTAATCCAATTGCTTGTTCAAAGTCTTGTGATTCAATACAAGCCTTTAGTTCATCTTCAATCTTTTTAATTTCCTCTTGGTCTCTTTCAAAATTCTTGATTTTATCTCTAAGGTAAATTGCCAATTGGAAATCTTCTTTATTAACTGCGGTTTCAAGTTGTTTTTTCAAAGACTCTAAAGAACCACGTTCATCTTTGTTAGGTTTAGGTGAACCACCAATTTTATAGGTCCTGATTGTATATTTTATAGAACCATCAGGTGATTCAAAACTTTCGGTTTCAAATTCACCCAATTCATCGGTACCACTTAATCCGTTTATGTCCATACGGGTAAATAAGGACGATTGGTCTTCATTCATCATTTCGTTTAGTTCGTCCATTAGTTGTTTTAAGGACTTTCCGTGATTTCTTCCAAATAAATTAAACATATCTATATGATAAAAAAGATGCCAAATCAAACATTATGACATAATGTCATAAATAAATGACAAATTGTCATTGTTGGATTTTGGTAAAGAAGTTGTATATTTGTAACAGAAATAAAAACGACTATGATAGAATCAATGGATAACAACGAAGGAACACAGAAGTCAAAACGTAAATCAGGTGGAACACCTGTATTGGACAACTTCTCGAAAGACTTAATCAAGATGGCGTCAGAGGGTAAATTGGACCCTGTGATTGGTAGGGAGATGGAGATTAACCGTATTGCTCAAATCCTTTCACGTAGGAAGAAAAACAACCCCATCATCATAGGTGAACCAGGTTGTGGTAAAACTGCGATTGTGGAAGGTCTTGCCATGAAAATCTTTAACGGTGATTGTCCCCGTAATTTAAAAGACAAACGTATTGTCCTTTTGGACTTAACATCAATTGTTGCTGGTACAAAGTATCGTGGACAATTTGAAGAACGTATGAAGGTGATTATTGAAGAGTTGAGTGAAAACCCTGACATTATTATTTTCATCGATGAAATCCACACATTGGTTGGAGCTGGTAACTCATCAGGTTCTATGGACGGTTCCAACATTTTCAAACCAGCACTTGCTCGTGGTGAAATCCAATGTATCGGAGCAACAACTTTGGACGAATACCGTACAAACTTTGAAAAAGACGGAGCACTTGAGCGTCGTTTCCAAAAAGTTGTGGTTGATTCTCCAAACAAGGAAGAAACCTTGAAAATCATTACCAACGTAAAAGACAAGTATGAAGAATACCACAAAGTAACTTACTCACCCGAAGTATTGGAAATGTGTGTAAACTTGGCTGACCGTTACATCACAGACCGTGAGTTCCCTGACAAAGCATTTGACATCTTGGATGAAGTTGGTGCTCGTTCTCAAGTTGAGGTTAAAACTCCTGAGTCAATTGAGATTTTGCGTCAAAAAGCAAAAGAACTTCAACAACAAAAGATTAATGTGGTTAAAGCCCAAAACTTTGAGGAAGCAGCTGCAATCCGTGACAAAGAAAAGAAACTTTTGGAACGATTGGAACTTGAAAAGAAAAAGTTTGAGGAAGAACAGGCTGCTAACCGTAAAGAGATTGAACCTGAATTGGTTTTGACCGTTGTATCTTCAATGACCAAGATTCCTGTAAACAAATTGTCAACTGATGACAAAACATCTTTGGTTGGTTTGGAAAAATCACTTCAACAAGATGTGATTGGTCAGGAAGAAGCGGTTACCAAAATTGCCAAAGCAATCCGTAGAAACCGTTTGGGTATTAAAGACCCGAACAAACCAATTGGTTCGTTTATCTTCTTGGGTTCAACAGGTGTTGGTAAAACTCACTTGGCTAAACAATTGGCAAAACAAATCTTTGGTTCAGTGGATAATCTTATCCGTGTGGACATGAGTGAGTACCAAGAGAAACATACCATCTCTCGTTTGATTGGTTCCCCTCCAGGTTACGTAGGGTATGAAGAAGGTGGACAATTGACTGAACAAGTTAAAAACAAACCTTATTCGGTTATCTTGTTTGATGAGGTAGAGAAGGCAAACAAAGAAATCTTCCACACACTTCTTCAGATGTTGGATGAAGGTCACCTTACAGATTCTTTGGGTAGAAAAATTAACTTCAAAAACTGTTTGATTATTATGACATCAAACATTGGGGTTAAGAAACTTCAAGACTTCGGTACAGGTATTGGTTTCTCAAGTAACTCGTATTCTAACGAGGAACAGAAGAAAGAGATTTTGAAGAAGGAAATGAAAAACTATTTCTCTCCTGAGTTCTTGAACCGTATTGATGATACCATCGTATTTAATTCTTTGAATGAAGACTCCATCAAACAAATCGTTAATATTGAATTGACAAAATTAATCAAACGTTTGGGTGAATTAAAACTTGTATTCAAGTTTGATGACAAATTGGTATCTCACATTGCCAAAGTTGGTTTTGATGATACTTACGGAGCTCGTCCAATCAAAAGAGCAATTCAGGACCAAGTTGAAGATTTGGTGTCAGAAGAAGTTCTGAACGGAAATGTGATTGAGGGTAAACAATATTCCCTATCGGTAAAATCTGAAAAGGTTTTTATCAAATAAGTGAGTAATATTCCCTATCGGTAATATCAAACAAAAATGGGGTCGATGACCCCATTTTTTTTAGTTTAATTTTTGACTTGCTAATGCCCCTATTTGTTGGACAAGATTTGTATAACTATTAAAATGTCCAATTGCGGAATCAATAGTTCTTATTAAGTTATCTCTTTTTTGTGGTGGCATTTTTGAAGATGTTATCTTATTCTTTAATGATGACAATTCATTCATTATTTTTTGATTTGGTTTGTCAAGTTTTTGTAGACTATTCATCTGTCTCTTTAAACTATTTAGATACTTGAAATAATCGTATCCTTCACCTCTCCATACACCCTTAAGACCTGAAACCATATCAGATACTCCCTCTGTTGGTTCTTCTTTCTTAATCTTTAATCCGTTCATTTCATCTCCAAATGCAACCATCATGGATTCTTCAATGATTTCATCATCATCTTCTTCCTCATCAACAGATTCGGTTTCTTCTTCTTTTTTTATTTTTAATCCATTCATTTCATCGCCAAACGCAACACCCATCATGCTTTCACTAACGGTATGTCCTTCATTAACATGCTGGCTCAATATAGATTTTCTATCTTCTTCAGAAATTATTAGTCTTTTCATATAATATAAATATCATCACACAAAAAAAAGGGTCATTAAGACCCTTTTTCGTTAAATATACCACTGAGTTTTTGCATATTCTTTATCATACTGATACTCATGTTTTTCATACCCAAGTTTATCAATCATTGCGTATGCGGTCTTGATTGAATTATCCAAATCATCCAAGACAACATACTCACTTGGTCTGTGGTAATTGTAGTAACCACAAGAAATGTTAATACAAGAAAAATCAAATTTCATTTTCAATTGAGAAACGTCTGTGTATGGGTGAACCATATATTGACGCGTTGGCATGTACTCATCCAATACCCTATCAACAATAGTGAAGAATTCACTCTCACGATTGAATAGACGTACACCAGAACAAACTTCAGTTACCATGTAGTTCAATGGTG